AAATACATTTGTATTGTAAGGAGCACCAGCAGCATGAGCCGATGAGGAAACAAACGAAGATGTTGCAGGAGTAAAAGAACCACTTGTTACACGAGCGACTAATAATGAAGTTCCTCCATAATTAAAGTAATTATACGCGGCAATTGAAGTTAAATATGAATAAGCATTACCACCACTAATAAAAGTATCTCCAAATAACATTTGAAAATCTGAATAAGAGGTTACTAGGGTTGGTTTTTCTACAGGACCTTTAACTGTTGGTCCTATGATAGCAGCACCTGCTTGAACTGGTTGTCCAGTTAAAAAGGTATTATCTATTTCGCTAATTGCTACTCCAGGAGAAGTTGTAAAATTTGCCATTTTATCTTTTTATTATAAATATTAATTTTTTTTCTAAAATATATTACTAAGCAGGAAATGTTGCACCTGTAGGTAATATGTTAAAGTCTAATATGATAAATTCAGCAGTTCTAGTAGGTTGTAAATAAATTTGACCTATAAGTTGGTTTTGGTCTACTACTGAAGGTGGATTATTTGATTCATCCATTACTACTCTAAAGGCTGTTAAACCTTGTTGTTGTTGAACAGAAGCTAAATATGGGTTAATAGCTGCTACAAAATTGTTTCTAGTAACAGCATCATTTTGTTCAAATACAAATGTATCACCTATTTGAGAAATGTAGTTTTTAAGTTCAATTAATAAACGTCTCACATTCACACGATCTAAAGCACTTTTTTTCTTTTGTAATGTTTTTTGTCCAAATACGGTTATTCCAGATCCAGGAAATGTAGCAATTGGGTTTACATTGCCTTGATAAAGTAAATCTCTGTTTCCTTGAGTTAATACTCTTTCAGTTTGAGTAACGGTTGGCATAAGACCTCTATTAATACCTGCAGGTGCAAACCAAGGATAAGCTACATTATCGTTAAAAGCATATACTCCAGGAACCATTGTAGAAGCAGGTGCCCATACTTGTTGTCCTGAATTAGGATCAATTGTTTTAAGCCAAGGCCAATAAGTTGCTGCATAAGAAGTATCAAAAGCACTTGCTGCAGTAGTTACAGGGATTAAATTTGAATTATATCCAACAACATCTACTATCGCCATAGCATCTCCTCTATTTTGAACCATAGTAATTAATTGTTGAACTGTACTAAAATGGTATGAAGAATTTCCTATTAATCCTGGGGCTGTTATAAAATTATAACTATAAGCATCTTTATTTGCTAATAAAGAAATAGATTCAACATAAGATGCTGAAGTTAATCCTTGAATATTGGTTTGTGAAATATTTTCATAATATGCCCCAGCAACACCTGTAGGGATATTACTTCCTTTACCATCTCCAAACGATCCACTAGCCGCTAAAGGTAAAGAGCCTGTAAATTGGTTTTGAGGGTTACCATTATTGTCAAAATAATTTGGAGTAGTTTGGTTTACTTGTTTAACTCTAACATATGCTGATTGATTTGGATAACTTCCTGAAAATTGGACATAATACTCACCAGTTGTTGGGTCATTTGCAATAGTTTCAACCTGGTTGCCTATTATTTTTTCAATATAATTGCTAGCAAATGGGTCTAAAGATACAGGACCCCATGTTTCTAAAATAGATGGAGCATTTGTAGTATCATTTCCTTGTCTAATCAATACAGTAAATGTACCTGAATTAATATCTGGGGATACTACTTGCCATCTAAAGTTATTTGCTGAGCCACTTAATAAAGTTCCATTAGACCCTGTAGGGCCTGTACTATTCATTATTTCTCCTTCGGGTATTGTTTCTAAAACAAACACATCTGTATTATAAGGAGCACCTGCAGCATGGGCAGATGATGAGATGAATGAAGATGTTGCAGAAGTCCAAGCAGTTACTGTACTACCACTTACAACGCGAGTAACTAATAGTGATGTTCCTCCACTGTTAAAATAATTAAAAGCGGAAATTGATGTAAGGTATGTGTAGGTTTGGCTTCCACTTAAAAATGTAGTTCCAAATTTATTTTGGTATTCTCCAAATGTGGTTACTAATGTAGGGATACCTACTTTACCTTTAACTGTTGGTCCTATAATAGCAGCACCTGCTTGTACAGGAGCTTGTGTGATAAAGGATTGGTCATTTTCTATTGCTAATACACCAGGTGATACAATTGTTTCTGCCATTGTAATATATTATTTTATTATAAATATGGTGTATTTCAAATTAAATTACCCTAATACAGTGATTTCACCAGTTTCTGGGTTGATATTAGATTTGCCATATTTTTCAACAATTAATTGATTAAAATTTTCTTCTTTTAGTGACAATTCATTTAAAAATGCTTTAGCAGTTTGATGTCTGTTTTCAATTTGAATTTTAATCAATTCAATTTCACCTAATTCAAGTATTAAAACTTGGGTTTTTTGTTGAATTTCTTTTAATGTATTTTTTTCTTCGTCTGTCAAAAACTTTTTTTCCGAAACTATTCCCATAAATTTATTTTATTATAAATATGTTATTTTCCTTGAGAAATATACATTTTTACATAATTTTTGCTAGTTTTACTTTTACTAGCTTTTGATTTTGCATGAACTCCTGGTCTTCTTTTTTTAGGTTTACGTACAAATGAAATTACTGCTTGTCCTTTTGCTTTTGCTGCCATTTTATTTACTATTTAAATTATTAACTACTTCTGCTGTAATGATAACCTGAGCTTTACTATTATATTTTTTAATAGCTGTAATCTCTTTTTGAATAGTGTCAGGAACAATGTATCCAAATAATTTAATTGAAAATGTTCCTTTAATAATGCGATTTGTTGAATCTGATATTTCTATTGCTGTAGAATATGAATCAATAGATGCTTTAAATTTAAAACGTTCTGGGTCTCCCCAATATGAATCTGAAGCATAGTTGATTGCTTCAATGATTTTATTCATTTGTTCAACGTAGTATGTTTGAATAGCACAAGAATATGTTAAAGTAACATAATCAGGTACTACATTAACTACATATTGTTGTACAGGGATTCGATTAGTTAATACACTAAAATTTGAATATGCGTTTTTTGGATTATATGTTTTCATCCAAGACGCATATAAATGGGGTGTATTAGCGTCTAATTTATTTGTTAAAGAGCGGTTTTTATCAATTGTATCTCTTTTAAACATAATTAACGGAGCCATAATAGCACCATTTTTGTCTTTATAGTATCCGTCTTTTTGAACTGATTTCCATTTTTCAGGTGAACCATATATTACAGGTACTGCTAATCTATTCCCATTTTGATAAACAGTTGGGCGAATAACATTCTGGAAGTAATACATTATAGATTCGTCAATATCTTGAAGACCTACTGTAAATGGTTTTGTTGTGTCATTTTTAAATGACATTTGTTCGGAACGATTAAAATCTACTCCGCTTTGATTTTTATCTGTAAATTGATTAAATTGAGAAGGTATATTAGGATTGCCATAAGACTCACCCGTTTCAGGGAACACATACGGTTCTATCTGACTATTTTGTATCTCTAATTGAGATTTCGGGTTAGGTTTTCTAGCTGATGGCATGTTATATTCTTTCTCTAGTTATTTGTACTTTATCTGCAGGCACATAATGTGCTGTGCAAATAACGGATAAATTTGTTCCAAAATTTTCTAATCCTGGGTTAAGTGGATTTTCATTGTATGGGTATGCTGGGTCTTTTCCAACAAATAATTGATTATCGTTTACATTATCGATTTCCCAATATGAATCATTCCACATTATAATATCTCCTACTTCAGGAAGCACATCAGCACCATAAGGTGTTCCATCATAATTACCTATATCAGGACCTCCACCAGAATTAACAGGATTTTTACCACGTAAATCGTCACGTAGGAATTTAAATGTCATTGGTCTATCAGTAGTTACACCAAAGTCATCAACCGGGCTGGAGAAGTCACCTCTATCGATTAACACGTTTAAAAGCACAGGTTCTTCATAGTATCTAGCACCTGCTGCTTCGCCATAAATATTTACTTTAGTTTCAGCTGTTTTTAATTGGTAATAAACACATTGTTGTGTAATAATATCCCATAACAACTCACGATTAAGGTGTCTAAATAAAGAAACATCACGTTGTGTACCA